TATTTGTAGAATATTTTCTTTTATATTAACCCGCCCTTTGGGAAAGTGGGCGGCCTTTTTTATGCCTTTTTATTACAACCGCCTTATTGTCATTTCTGCGCCACTGAAAAACGCAAATCCCCCTTTTATAATGTGTAAATTTGAAAAGATTTATTCAAGTTAACACTTTATAAAGTATGAACATTTACGAACAAATTTTGGCAGGACTCAGAACCAAATTCCAAGGGGTTGAGGAAGCCACCATTCAGCGTATTGCAAGCAAGAAAGCTGAAGGAGTAACGGACGAGAGCAAGGTAAACTCTATCGTTGAGGGTATCTCCTTTCAAGACGTTCTAACAAGCTATGGCGACTATCGGGCTGATGGTGCGCAGAAAACCGCAGTTTCCAACTACGAGAAGAAGCACAACATCAAGGACGGAAAGCCTATCGAGGAACCAAAGCCACAAGACCCACTGCCAACACCGACTCCACAGACAACGGAACAAGTGCCATCGTGGGCGCAAAGTCTTATTGACTCTAATAAGACATTGAGCGAGAAGTTAGCTGCAATGGACGCAAAGACAAAGGCGGACGAACGCAACCAACAGATTGCAGCAGTGGCTAAGTCATTCGGTATCCCTGAATATGTCTATAAAGGAAAGCAAATCGCTGATGATGTAGACCTTAATCAGTACTTTACTGATGTAAAGCAGGAGATGCAGAATGGTGGATTCCAGTTCGCAAAATCTCCCGAAGAGGGAAATCACGAACACAAAAGCGAGATTAGTTCCATTGCTGAACAAATCAATAAGGGAACACAAGAGATTGTAGAACAAAACAAAAAGTAATTTATGGCAGGATTTAAGTATAATTTGCCACCAAAGGAGGAACAGGAGGAGCGTTACGACGTTTCTACGGGTCTTCGCCGTCGTGGCAATTACGTCCTTGATGTCGCAGGATTGGCAGTAGGTAGCTATGTTCCATCATTTACTCCTATTGCAGCCGACCTCAAGGCAAAAATCGCAAAGATTGTGATTAATGTTCTCGTAAAAGAGAACGTAGCAGCAAGTGCAACTAAAGTGAAAATTGCTAAAGGCTCATTCGTTGTAGTGGGAACTATCCTCGGCAATGGCACTAAGGGCGCAACCATTACCGCAATCGACAAATCAAAGGCAGAGTATGACGAGCTCACACTTGATGCCGCTATGGGCGCATTGAAGACAGAAGATGTGTTGTTTGAGGCAAAGGCAGCAGATGGCAAAGAGCCTAAGAATGTTGCTAACTCCGCACTTTATGAAACTCATAAGGTTGTAGACGGCATTAACTCTGTTGCACTCTTACAGCGCGCATTTGAGATTGAGCCAGAGAAGTTGGTAACTCCTTTCTCTGCAAAGGACAAAGCCAATCTTCCTCACTTCCAGTTTAACGAGTAAAAGAAAGGGCATATTATGACATTGACTATTCAATCATTATTTAACGAGCCTGCTATTGTCGGCGCAGTTATTAACCGTGTCCTCCAAACTCGTAAGGACACTGTCTATTGGAAGCAGTATCTCGACTTTCGTCGGACTACTACCCGTGTATTCAAGGACTACATAGGCTCTGTTCGTGGCGTTACGGCAGGTAGTATTAACTCTCGTTTTGGTGAGAAGCCTATCCGTGAGCGTAGTAATATCGGTACTGGAGTTGGTGAAGTTGCCTATCTCGGCGACCGCTATCAAATGCCTGTAGACCGTCTTTCGGAGTTGCAGGACTATATTGATAAATACAACGCAGCCAATGCCGCAGGGCAGGTGTCGGCACTCAACGACATCATCGCTTTCATCTACGACGATTACCGCCAGGTGATGCTCGCCGCCAATAAGCGTATGGACTTGGTTGTCGGCTCTCTCCTTATGACGGGTAAGGCGAAAGTCCGCAACAAGGACAAGGCGCAGAGCGAGCAGGGTGCTACCGAGTTCCTCGACATCGAACTTCCGATGAACACAATCGTTTTGCAGGACAGCGACATCGTCGTAGACAGCAAGAAGAAGATGGTAACTTTCCTGATGAACAAGCTCAACGAGATTGCCCCTGACTTCGGTAAGTACTCAAAGATGATTATGAGCCGTGGCACATTCGTTAAGCACATCATCGGTTCTTCGGAGTTTGGCGACATGTTCAAGATGCAGCTTGGCTCTAACCAGATGTATCTCTCTACGGGTCTTGTAACGTCTGCTCTTGCTTCTGACCTCTTCACTGGTATTGGTCTCCCTGCTATCGAAATCAAAGATGACTACGTGAAGGAGCAGAACGGCAAGAATGTACAGGTTTATGCAGATGGTCACATCACTCTCCTTCCGCAGGATAAGGTTGGCTATATGCGTTACCACACTCCGTATGAGCAGACCGACCCAGTGCCAGGCATGACCTACACTCCAACGGGTGATGGTGATATGCTCGTAGCTGCTAATCGTGACCACAACGGGCGTTACTTAGAGTACACCGCAGAGTGGATTCCGCAGATTTCAGACCCAACACTCATTACCACACTTGACCTTACCAAGTTGACAAAATGAACGTAAGGAAGTACATATCAGACAAGTTTCAGTCTTTCGGCATACAAGTGTCGGAGGCTGACTTGTTGGATATGTCTCTCAATGCGAAAGTAGCAATAGATGATGATGTGATGAGTGATAACGTAGATTCTATTTCTGTTGCTATTGCTCACTTCATTCCATCCCTTTTGCTTCGTCCTACTTCTATCAATGAGAGCGGTTTCTCTATGTCGTGGAATACTCAAGGCGTAAAGGACTATTACTCTCTCCTTTGTAAGAAGTACGGATTGAAGGACGAACTCAACGACAATAAACCGAAGATACGCATCTTATGATATTCGCGCCACACATATTGCAGGTTAAAAGGGTAACACCACTCCAAGAGGACGAATACGGACACCCAATCCCTAATACGGGAGGTGAAGAGTGGGTAACACTCTGTAAGTGCCGTTGTGATGACAACACCACAAAAGAGTTTAACTCTCCTAATGGTGAGGTTTACAGACCTAATTATCACGTAGTATGTGAGATGAATGTCGATATTAAAGCAGGTACAGAGGTAAGATGTCTTGAGAGAGAAAGCGTACGAGGAGAAGGTAAGGTTTACATTGTAAAGAACGCTAACTATTTCAATAACTCTGAATTATGGTTATAGATAGTGATTTCTCTGATGTAGACCAATTCTTTGATGATTTAGAGTGGAAGGTTCAGAAAGGCATGATAGACGTTGGCGATGCAGCCGTAAAGGACGCAGAAGAAAGCGGAACATACCAAGACCACACACTCACTTTGAGAACGTCCAATACATTCGATGTAGACGAGGACGGACTGACATTAGAGAATACTGCGCCTTACGCTTCCTATGTTGAGGCAAAGGGATTTGAAGTATTAAGCGGTTCAGCATTGAGAGCAGAGAAGAAACTAAAAGAAATGTTTGAATGATAGTAACTACCGACATAGCAGATATTCTTTACCGAGATTGCAAGGCGTTTGGGATAGAGATAGTTCCTTTCGGCAAGACCATTATGGGCGAACTGAAAGACGAACGCATTACTATCCATGTCAAAGGACAGACCCCGAGCAAGTATTGGGAGAAGTGTTTTGTTGAAGTCAATCTGTGCGTGCCTGATTTGGGGGCGAATATTGCTAATACGCTCCGATTAAAAGAATTGGAACGAAAGGCAAAGAAACTCTTCAAAAGCGTAACAGATGAGTTTGACGAAACAAGATACAACTATGAGGTAGATACAATCCACATTGAAGCGGACACTGCTTTGAAGTGCCATTTTATTAATTGTAGAATATTGTTTAACGTATTAAACGTAATATAATTATGGGACAAATTTCATCTGTAGGTATCAAGCGTATCATTTATGCAGATACTTCCGTCGTAACAAAGGATATAACTGCCGACTTTGCAAAAAATATCATCAAGGCGGCTATCACAGCTAAAACAGAGGTTAAGAACGTTCACGGAGAAACGTGGACCGTTGAGGAAAGTGAGCCTTCTGTTACACCACACAAGAATCAGCTTACGGGGCAGGCATATCGATATGACACTACTCCTGGTGAGTTGACGGTTCAATTTACTATCGGCCAATATGAGTATGCAACAAAAGCAGCTCTTATGGGTGGTGAGGCTATCAAGAAAGGTGGCGCAGGCACAGATAAGGACAACATTGTTGGCTGGAAGCGCGCCAACGATAAGGTGGTTATCAAGAAGACTCTATTCTGTTTGACAGAGGACGATGTATGGTTCATCTTCCCTAACTGTCAGATTGTGACACGCGAAGCAAATACCGATAAGGCTATTGCTCTCGCTGTTAAGGCTCTTGTTCAAACTCCTACCGTTGAAGGTGTAACACCAGAATACAACTTTGATGAAGCAGAAGTTAAGGCTTTAGTATAAAGGTAAAGATTACAGGATAACGTAAGGGTGGACGTGGCTCAAAACCACCTCCGCCCTTTTTTATTTTCAACATGAGCAAAGCAAGTAAATTAGTATCAGATGCTATAATCGGGGGAGACTATACTATTGTCTATGTAAACAGCAAGGCGTACGCCGTCACTCCTCCTACAATAAAAAGGTTAGCAGGTGCAATATCGTGCATTAGTGAGTTGGATTTTACCGAAGACGGAACAATAAAAGACATGTTGCTTTCTACAAAAGACTGTAAAGCATACGCAAAGGCTCTATCGTGGCTTGTGAAAGGCGATTTATCCCTATGTGATGATTTGTGCGAGGGAACATTTGAGGAGGTTGTAGACGCGCTTACAACATCACTTGATTTGGTAGGTATAAACCCTTTCTTGAAAGCTGTCAGTTTGACGAAGAGCGCAAGCCTACTGGCAGCCACTCCGAAGTAGTCGGAAACAGAACCCTATTAGGGCAAATTGCGTCATTTATGGATAGCTTGCATCTGACATATGACGAAGTAGTTAATCAAATTCCTTATCGAAATCTAATAATTATGCAGCGTGACAAGCAACATGAGGTGTATGGTGATGTAGTAAAGAAAATCAGTGGTAAGGAATTCGCAAACAGAAGGAGAAAATAAATATGGCAGAATTAAAATTTCGTGTACAGGCGGATTATGAGAAAGTCCAGCGGTTACGAGACGAGATAACGAAGTTAAAACAAGAGATTAAAGGTGTAGATGCTATTCAAGACCCTACGGCCTTTAATAAGCTTAATAGCAAGTTGCAACAGACGTCAAAGGAGTTAAATAGCGTGACAAATAATATTGCGCAAGCTTCGGCTTCTGTTGAAACAGGATTTAAACAAAAGATATTTGCAGCTTCGCAAAGTGTAAATGACTTCACAGAGAAGATTATTGCACAGAAAGCAGTAGTCAGAGATATTGCTGCAGATGTTAGCCGTTTGGGAGAGGCGTATCGTTCTGCAGCGAGAACATCTCCCATGATGGCGGAAGATAAACTTGCCGAGTGGAAGGCAGCAAAAAAAGCACTCGATGAAGAGAAAGCTGCACTGTTCGGACTTACGCAAGAGCAGGCAAATGCACGGTTATCTGTGAAAAAACTTCGTGATGAGTACGCCCTACTAAGACAAGAAGGAGCAGGTACAGAAGAAACCATGAACATGCTTACTGGTAAGCTCAAGCAGATGAGCGGTATGCTTCTTGGTGGTATGGGGTTAAAAGAACTCGCAAGCAGAATTATATCCGTCAGAGCAGAGTTCGAGAGCATGGAAACGTCCCTTAAAGTCCTATTGGGAGGTAATGAGGAACGTCTAAACAACATCATGGGACAAATTAAGGAATATGCCCTTGCTTCTCCGCTGAACACAAAGGATATGGTCGGTGCTGTACAGATGATGACTTCTTTTGGTATCGAAGCCGAGAAATCTATCGACTACCTAAAGGCTATCGGTGACGTGTCTATGGGTGACGCAGGTAAATTCAACTCCCTTGCACTTGCTTTCTCACAGATGAGCAGTGCAGGAAAGTTGATGGGGCAAGACCTTATGCAAATGGTTAATGCTGGGTTCAACCCGCTCGAGGAAATCGCACGTAAAACAGGTAAATCTATCGGCGAACTCAAAGAAGAAATGTCAAAAGGCGCTATCACTTCAAAGATGGTGCAGGATGCCTTTATCTCTGCCACAAGTGCAGGAGGAAAATTCTATGGTATGTCATCAGAGGGCGCAAAGACGCTCAATGGACAGATTTCCATGCTTCAAGAGTCCTTTGACAATATGTTCAATGAGATAGGTGGCAAGGGAGAGGGTGTCGTGATGACAGCTGTGCAAATGGCAACGAAATTAGTTGAGAATTACGAACAGGTTGGGCGCGTACTTCTCGGTCTCGTAGAAACCTATGGAGCTTATCGTGTCGGGCTTGCTGTCGCCACCGTTGCACAGAATGGGCATACGTTTGCCATGACACTTGCACGTGCGCAAATTCTAATAACCCAAAAAGCACAAGCATTACTCAATATTACAATGCTTGCAAACCCTTATGTGTTAGTTGCGTCAGCAATAGGTGTGATGATTGGGGCATTGATTATGCAAAGGACGCAAACCGACCTTGTGAACGATGCGACGAAAAGATATAATGAAAAGAAACAAGAAGTAATTGAGTTAGAAAAAAGACATAATGAGGAGATTCAGAAATTATGTAATGTTGCGGCAGATGATACATTGTCAACAGATAACAGACGGCTTGCTCTTGTAAAATTGGAACAGAAATATCCATCTATTTTCAAAAAATATGATACTGAAGCGCAAAAATTAGCCCATATTCGAGACATTAATGCTGAAATCGTCGAATTAGAAAATAAGCGTTCTTTTGCTAATCCTAAAAATGAAATAAGCAGGATAGATAATCGTCTTAAAGAACTTGACAGCTTAAGTAAGAAGAAACGCCTCCATGAGGGAAGTGGAACCGATAATATGGGGCAGCAACAAATGGTCGAATATGCTGGACTCACAAAAACCGAAGAAGCCGAGAAAACTGCTCTGTTAAAACAAAAAGCGAATTTAAAAAAGACCATAGATAAAGACAAGGCTAATAACTACCTCGCTAATGTAAAGGAAGTTGACAATGCGTCCCTTGCACGACAGATTAATGAACGCAATAATTTATTGGCCAAAATGCAAACGTCTGGTAAAAAATATGGCACAGTTCGGGCAGGTGGCGCAAAGGGTGTTTTCAATAAAGACGAATTAGATGGTCAGCTAAAAATATTACGTGATGAACAAGCGAGGAGGCAAAATAAAGGTACTAAGAAAACAAAAGCGGAACTTTCTGAAGATAAAAAGAGAGTTCAGGGCGAACTTGACGGCCTTACAACAGATGATGCGAAAGGGAAGAAAGGCGCAGCGTTAAGAAAGAAGTTGAGAGATATTCAGGCTCAAGAGGACTTGTATTCTTCCTCGTATGATACGAAAAATAAGAAAAGTGCTGATGATAAGAAAGAAAAAGAACGCAAGCAGAGAGCCAAGGACGCAAAGGAACAAAAGAGAGCAAATATCGCGTATAATGAGGCGAATAAACAACTTGAAGATACTTTGTCTCAATCGTATATTGATAGCTTAGAAGAAGGTAGCGAGAAGACGCTCGCCGCCATGAAACTTACGCATCGAAAAGAGATAGAACAACTTGAAAAACAAAAGCAGGAATATCTCGACAAGAAAAAAGAAGCGAATGGCGGCAAAAATGCATCTCTCTCAAGAGACGAACAGAAGAAATTCGATGACATTCGCAAAAATATAGATATCAAATATAGCAATGAGACAAAAGGGTTCTACGCGTCGCAGTTACAATCAATGTATGACTATCTGAAAGAGTATGGAACCGTGCAACAACAGATGTATGCCATAGCTAAGGAATATGATGAGAAAATAGCAAAGGAAAAGGACGAAAATCGCAAGAAAATACTACAGAAAGAAAAAGAAAGTGCACTCGCAAAGACAAATTCTAACTCGCTTGCAATGAATATTGACTGGGGTGCAACATTTGGAGGAGTTGGCAAAGTATTAAAGGATATTGCGAAAGAAACGCTAAAAGAAGTTGAACAATACATGCGTTCGGCAGAATTTAAATCGTTGTCCCCATCTGACAAAAAAGCCTATACCGATTTGCGCGATAAGTTGCGTAGTGAGGACGCTGGGGAAATCACATCTCCTTTTAAATTCTCCCAATGGGGCGATATTGAAAAGCAGACACGTGCATACCAAGATAGTGTGCGGCGTCTGAAAGAAAAGACGGAAGCACATGCAAATGCTGTTGAGGAGTTGAAAGTTGCAGAAAAAGAATTATCGCTGGCGACTGATGAAACAACGAGGAGCATTGCACAATCAAAAGTTGACAAAGCACAAGTAGAAGTTAGAAATACCGCGTCAGAAATGAACGATGCTATTGCTGATAAGGATGATAAGAAAGCCAATTTGACAGATAGCACAGGCAAGGCTGTGCAGGGTTTAGATAACTTCTCTTCAGCTCTCCAAACCATGTCTAATGGGACGTTAAAAGGATTTGCCGACGGATTGGCCAACCTGATTAAGTCCATTGGTGGTAAAGGTGGTGCAGGAGGAATTATTGGTGCTATTGGTGGTAAGGCTGGCGGTTTGATTGGTGCAATTTTGCAAATCATTGATGCGCTTGGTGATGACCCTGCTAAATTTATTAAAGGTATTCTTGATAGAGTTGGGAAAGTTGTTGAAACAATTCTTGCAGAATTGCCCAAACTCATTGTCGATATTTTAAAAGGGGTACTGAATATAATAGTAAGCATATTTAATGGTATTGGTAGGTTGTTCACTGGTAGCGGTAACGAAAAGGGCATGGAAAATGAGATTAAACGCCTGTCAAAATCAAACGAGCGACTTGCGCAATCCATTGATGATTTGTCAAAGAGTATTGGAAAGAAAGATAACACAAACGAACAATCAATAGATGCTTATAAAAAAGCTCTGAAGGAAGAGCTAGATTGGGAGAGAAATCAACGTAATGCCATAAACAAAAGGGCAAGTGAATGGGGTAGGCATCATTCTTTCAATTATGATGCGAATGATAGTAGTTGGCATATATGGGGAAAACTAAATAAAATTCTTGAAAAGATAGGTTCAAAAGCACGTGTATATAACGCAACTGATGTATGGAAACTTTCTCCCGAAGAAATGAAAGAATTGCGTGCGCAAGCAATGGACGCGTGGAGAGAGTTTTTTGATAGCAATAAAGGACTAAAAAGCCCAGAAGATTTAGTCAATCAATATATTGAACGTGCAGGGAAACAGGAGGAGTTATCGGCAACATTAAATGAAAAACTTACAGGATACTCGTGGGATGGGTTTATGGACTCATATAAGTCCGCATTAAAGAATTTGGAGAGCACAACAAAAGACTTTGCGGATAACATAAACGACCTTATAAGCAATGCGTTGATAGATAGTTTTACAAACGAAAAGCTAAAACCACAAATAGATGAGTTATACAAATATATTGCGAAAGCTGCTGAAAACGGATTAGATGACAGAGAAATAGCTTATATCCGTAAGACAAATGAAGATATAGCTAACCAAGGGATTGAACAAAGGAATATATGGGAGCAAGCAGGACTAATAAAGAAGAAAGGCGATGAAGAACAAAATGCAACGGCAAATGGTGTTTCTTCTATCACATTTGAGCAAGCGAATAATATCGTTGCACTCACAACGGCTGGGAACATATCTCGTGACCAGATAAAGGAAAGGCTATCTTTAATGAACGCAACTATGGACGATATTAGAGCGTTGATGTCTCAAACATTTTCATCTATGCCCAATTACACCAATAGTACTCATAACATTCTCAACGATAGCTATACACCAAAAATTCAGGTATCTTTCCCGAAAGAGGAACTGCAAAATATCAACGGAAAGATAGGCACAATTCTTGCTGTTGTTGATGAAATGCGCTCTCATGGGGCAGAAAGTCTAATGGAGCAAAAAGCATTATCAAGAGATACCGAAAAAATTGTAATGGGTAATAAAGAGATGCTTTCATGCGTTAATGATTTTAGAAGAGATTTTAATAAACAATATTAATTTAAAAAAAGAAAAGATGGAAACAATGAAATTAGTTTTTGGAAACGATAGCGTTGATGTGGAGGACTCTAATATTTCAACTATTGTTTTACAAAACGACAAATCAGTCGTGAATTTCAAAGGAGAGAAATGGAAGGTTGAAAGGGTTGAGTATGATTTGGACGAAACAGGATTTACATCACGTTCATTCATATTCAAAAAAGTGTTAGATATATTATGATTGGAGAATTGTTTATAAACGGAAAGGACGCCTACAAGGAATGGGGCGTAAATATGGGTGATAGGTTTCTTGATGCTTTGGGCGAAAAAGCAGGAAAGAAAGACTATATAACAAACAATGACAGAACACGCGACGGCATCGAATATTGCGATGCCGTCCCCAAGGCCAATGAGCGGCAGCTAACCCTCACGTTCACGATAACTGGCAGTTCGCCGTCTGATTTTACAGCCAAGAAAGATGCGTTCTTTGACGAGCTGGACAAAGGAGATGTTTCTATCAAAGTGCCAGCCGACAGTGCAAAGGTTTATCATCTGAAATTCAAAGATAGCACAGGCAGCTATGCACAGAATACAGAAAGAACTTTTTGCAAATTAGGAGTAAAGTTCATAGAGCCAAACCCGACAAACAGAGTTTAATGGGCCACTATATAATGAAAAGAAAGCCTAAAACACTGATTGTCAGCAGAAAGTATCGGGCCACGCTCCATAATAATTTAGGGTAGCTTAACGGCTACCCTAATTCATTTACTTATCTTTTTAAAGCGTTATTTGTGTGTCGTTAGCTACACGCGCATCGTATTCATACCCTGCAGGCATGACAGCCTTTGAACCACATATAAACATGCACTCCACAAAACCGCAGCAACAAAGAATAACAGATAATGGGGTTCTATTTTTCCCCGTTATATAAATGTCTGAATTTGTAAGATAAATCATGTTGCCATTAGGGAGAGTAACGTACTTCAATCGTATTCCCAATTTACCCTTTGTACCCCACCACGAGGAGCGATTTGCTTTATATACTTCACCCTTAGCTATTGCCCCAGATGGGATGACAAGTTTATTTTCGTTCATAACATCTCGTGATACTTTGAAGTCTACCATATCTCCTATATGCGCTGTTTTCCCTCTCACTTCATACATAGATACCAAAGGAACGATTGTGCCAGCCTTTACATAATCGTTAACTTTTTCTTGTGCATGGGCAAAAGAACATACCACAAGAATGAATGATAATAAATACTTTCTCATAATTTTCTGATTTTTAGTTATTGTTTCCTGCAAAAGTAAACAAATAACAACTATTTCACAATATTGCCAGACTCATTTTTGCTTCTAATACAATTTTTTCTCCACAATGGGTAGCCTTTTGGCTGCCCTTTGTGCTTTCTCTGTCAGATAATTCATACAACAAGTGCATTGTGTGTTTTTCCCATGCCGCTTTCTTATTGTTAAAACATCTTATTTTTATTTTTGTATTCATGGTAATATACGACATCAACGGAAATAAAATTCTTGACGCAATCATAACAGAGAGCGCAGAACACGAAGAGGAGTTGGGCAAGTCTAACTTTGTCAAGCTGTCATGGAATAGCGATGTGAAAATAGCCCTCGCAGCTGGGTCGTATATTATCCCTTTTAATGACGGCTTGAAATACAGACTGCTCAACACACATGAGCCTACAGAGGACGATAAATGTTTCAAATACGCTCCAGAATTTCATCATCCACTCATGTGGTTAAGTCGAGTGCCTTATCTATACTCTACAACAGATTCTGACGGAGTTCCTATCAAACAGCAAGAATGGTCATACGATGGCTTAACGACAAACGCACTTAAAGAAGCTTGTGATGCCATCAATACCGCTTTAGGAATAACAGAAAAAAACAAGCTGTTTACATATACCTTATGTGGGAATGTAGATACATCAGTATCTTTTTCGGTGTCCTCTAATGACATACTTTCGGTTCTTTCATCGATTGCGCAAGGCTGTAAAGCTAATGTATGTGAGTGGCATCTGTCATGGGAGCATAGAGCATTATACTTCGGGCAGATAAGTATTAATCTTGGCGAAAAAGTGCCAACACTTAAGGCTCATGACAATATCCAAAGGGCATCTGCAAGTGGGAACAAAGAGAACTACTATAATTGCTTTTATCCTCAGGGTTCGACGAAAAACATGTCTAAAAAGGCACTTGTTGGCACGGGAAATGTTGCCACTCTTGCACGACTTGGACTAAACACAGCCGAATACCCCGATGGCTGTATATATATTGACCCTAACGGGAATATCACTACAAAGGCTCAATTTGATGTATCTAACGCTATCAAACAGACTCTTGCATTGTCCTTTGATGATGTTTATCCGCATATTGATTTGTACGTTTACAATGTGCGTAAGCATGTCAGATATTTAATAGACAAGCAGACGAACAAAGTTGAACTTGATAGCAAAGGGAACAAGAAGACATATTCTATTTGGTACATGCGCCTTGCTTATCCCACTACTGTTCGTGAGGAGGGCAAGAAGATAGTTAACACCACTCATGACGTAGACGAGCGCGGAAATAATATCACGCACTATTGGTACGATTACGAACTGAATGTGAAGCAGCAGGTCCTACAGGGGCATACGTTAAAAGGCTTTTTCAAGGTCAATGGACATGGGAAAAACAATCAGTACGATGTCCTTTCGCAGTCGCTGGTAGGACAACCCAATGGGCAAGATGGTTTTGAACTCATCTATAACGAAAAGAACAACCCTATTGCTCCTAAGGAGGGAGATAGTGGTGTAAACGTGTTGGCTGGTGATTATGAAATAAAGATGTACCAAAGTGGAGATACTATTATACCTACTAACGAAAGCGAAGGTCTTGTCCCTCGTGGCAGAGCACTCCCCGACTTCACGTGTAATATCGTGGTGTTGTTCAATATCGTTATGGGCGAGTATGAAACAAAGGAAGCACAGAGGGAACTCGCCGCTTGTACGATTAGAGAGATTAAAAGGCGCACTCAGGATAATAATAATTATACTGCATCTTCAAACCCCGTTGCTTTTGCAAAGGAAAATCCCAAGTTATATATTGGGCAGAAAGTCCTCTATGATGATGGGCAAGGCTATCAACTGAACACACGTATTATTAGGCTTATCACCAAGCTTGACTACCCTATTATACAGGAGATAACATTTGGCAATCAGGCCGTCAAGGGTACTATTTCACAGCTAAAGGAAGATGTTAAGAATATACTTTCGGGCAATTTCAGTGGCGCAGGTCTTAACAGCACGCAAGTAAGTGAGATAGTACACAACTATGTAGATAATAACTTCCTATCAAAGGTTCATGATGACACAGCAGAAGGCTTAATAACATTTTTAAAGGGCTTATCCTTTAGCAGCAGTTACGGCATAGATGCTGACGCAAAGGCCACGTTGTTATCCATTATTGCACAAACCCTGCTATCTCCCAATTTCGACCCCATAACAGAGAGCGGTTTCGGAATTACCCAGCGCAAGGACGGCAAATATCAGCTGTCCATTACGGACCTCGTGGTGTGGGGCAAGGCCATCTTTAACGAATTAGACGTTCGCAAACTCTCCTATGTAGGTGGCAATATGGTGTTTTCTGCTTGTGGCTCAAAGATAAGAAAGGTGGTCCTCTTAGATGAAAACGGAAAAGAGGTAAAGCGCAAGACGCGTTTTCTGACCACACAAGGACGCTTCCTGCCAGCTAACAACACGGTATTATCACACACAACAGAAGCCAACTTGTCGAGTGCGTCGGTGTATCGTTGTTACTTTTTTCAGGACGATGGCACAATGGCCACGACAAACCTTTGGCAGGTTGGCGACCAAGCACGCATGCAAGTTTCAAATATCAAAGAGGGACGCTATGCAGGAGTTGGCAACAGACGCTATTGGCGACTTGTTAAAGCTGTTGGCGAAGATTATATAGACTTATCCATAAGTGATTGTGAGGAGGGGAGCGATATCCCACAAGCAGGGGATAGCCTTGTCCAGTTCGGCAACCGAACCAATACCGACCGCATGGGCTTAATCTACGTTGTTGTGAATGGTGATGAGGCTCCTGCTATTATATGGTATGATAGAGTAAACTCATACACTCTTGAGGGGCGCATGACATCTATCGTAAGTCCTCGAAAGGTTGTTTTCTCCACACAGTTATTTAAGCTTGTCAACTACGATGGCACTATTACTCCTATGACAATAGATTGTGGCGAGTGGAGCAACTCAAAGACTTATTATAGCCATAATAGAGTATCGTATGACGGTCGCTTGTGGCTGTGCATAGCCCCTGAAGGAGTAGCCGTTACCGAAAGACCATCATTAAGTAGTGACAAATGGTTATTGCAAGTTGACAGGGGCGGAGAAGCTATCGTTGTACAGGTGTCTGTTGCAAGTGGCAGTATTCGTAATGGAGCAGGGACAGTTGTTCTCAAGGCCGCCATTTACAAAGGCACTGAAGATATAACCGCGACAATACCCATCTCTGCCATATCATGGGAAAGGGTGAGTTCAGACTCCACATCTGATACCGCATGGAACAACGCACATAAAGGCATTGGCCCTAACGTGACGATAACCGCCGCAGATGCGGCAGGTGGGGCTAATTTTAATTGTTTATACATAGAGCCATGACACAATACAGAGGAACAATACATATAGATGACGTCAGAGACGGACAGGGCGCGCTTAGTTTTTTGGCAACGCCATCAACAATATTTGTTGACACGAAAGCAGATGGGGCAATTGACGATTCGTGCCTTACTAATGCAACGGCATCGGTCGGCGTGCTTATGGGCATAAAAACGCTCCCTATTAAGGATATTTCGGTAGACTGTCCGCAAGGCATAACGGCAACAGTAAGCAAAGACGAAAACCGAGCGGAAGTGAAGATAACATCTATCGACAAAAACACCAGTGGTCAGATAACCGTGTTCCTCACCGTTGTAGTTGACGGCAAAGAAGTGCCATATATAGGCTTTGTTGACGTGATTACGACTGCTCATAAGGTCACGGCGGAGATTATAAAGGACAACAAGCAAATTAGTCAGTCTGTGACAGACCTTGCAACGTCTGCAAATGAACATCAGACAAAAACAGAAGCTGCGCTTAACACACTAAACGGTGCTATTTCGGGCAAGGTAAGCCAAACGGAATACGACAAAGACAAACAAGAGCAAACCAAGCGCGAAACTGAAATAAGACAAACCATAGACGGCATAACGTTGTCTGTGAGAAACAAAGGCAACCTTTTGAAGGGTACGGGCTTTAGAAACAAAAACACACTCCCAGAACTAACAGGCGATGCAGTGTTAAGCGATAGTGAGTACTATGGTTCTCACGGCACAATCCACGCACCAATGAGTACAAAACCCACAGCGCGTAATGCAGGTATTCGTTATCTTGTTCCCCGCAAGGACTTGCAGAATGGACGCGAGTACACTTTTTCTGTAGGCGTACTTATAAAAGACACAGCGTCCCTTTCAAACATATCAACCGAGCAGTATTATGTCAAAGCGGACAAGCAAACACGTATAGACGGCATGCTCAAATATACTACATGGGGGTCGCCTGCCTTTTCTGCAGGCTCATGGCGCAGGGTGTCGGTAACGTTTACTCCAGACTTCGCAAAGGTTGCTGGCGGTGAGTTTTTGGAATTGCGATACGCGCTCTATGGAAAAGGTGAAGCGTGGTTTGCAGAGCCTCAATTAGAATTAGGAGCAATAGCAACAATATGGACACCGAACGTTAATGATGCTGACGATAATCTACAAGCAACAGCTTTAGAGCTTGCCAACAGAAAAATTATAGCCACCGCTGATAATTTCGTAGTGCGTAATAACGAGGGCGTAGAAACGGCAGCCATAGATGAAGATGGTAACCTCACAGCAGGAAGTCTTGTAACTGCAGGCAACGGCATGTATAGCAGTATCAGGGGTGGCATGTGGGAGACAGGCCTAAGAACGTCTAATGGTGGCCACTCGATAGATAGCCCTGCCTTTCGTATGGCAGTTGACAGCGAGGGGTTCGCTGTGTTGCAATATATTCGTAATGGGCGAGTCGTGGGCGTGATTGACGAGGCCTTTTTCGGAGGTAAGAGTGTTGGCGATACGTTTGTACCGATAACCATGAAGCCTTTAGGAGCAAGCTTGCCACAGCAGGTTGATGGCGGTATCTTTCAAACCGCAGACGTGACGTTTTACAGATTTCAATGCGGCTACACTGGCGGGTCGCCAGCTATTTACAACTATACGCGCACAGCTACCCCACCATCTTTCGATAACAAGATGTTCAAAGCAGGAAGAGATACCGAAGAATATTTGTCTGATGTAGCAAACTTCGCCCCTGACGGATATTATACAAGTGATAAGTTCTTCCATATATGGAGAGATGGCGATGGCGAAGATATTGTAATATGGGTAATAAAGATTGAGTCAGGAGTAACAACTGTAACAAATGAGGTGTACAGCAGAGCAGGTGACGTGTACGTACATAAACAAACAGTAATTCAGGAATAACAATTAATATAGTATAGACATGACAAAAGGTTATTTTCAAAGCAAAACAGTTATCCCCAACGGCATTGCGTGGGCAAGTATGGGCAACGAAGCTATGTCCTCTATCTACGACTTAAGATGGATGCTGCTTGCCGTAGTGCTACTCATTGCGGCCGACGCCTATAATGGAACGAGAGAGAGTTTTATGCTATACGACAAGGCAAAAGAGCGTGGCGACAAAGCAGAAATGGAGCGCAACCGCTTCCATCTGTCACGTTTCGGACGTCGCACGATATGCAAACTGATAGAGTACTTAACGTATTTATTAATAGGCTGCGTGTTAGGTCTTGCAATATTCGAACCGTGCGGAATCTGCTCTCATGTTATTTCAGCTGCTGTCGGATTAGGTGTTGGTGCGCTATGCGAAATATCAAGTATCGCAGGACACTTTTTAATCTTACACAACATTAAGCTACCGCGCTTTACGTGGAACACCGCAGGCTCGTTTTTTGGGCAGGTACTCGCAATTTTTATCAAGCAAAAAAACGAAGATTTAGGGCAAGCTGTGTCGGATGCGGTACACGAAACTTTTAAAGACGGAAAAGATGAGAACAATTAAATACCCTATCTCGGGGAGTACATCAAGAGTACCCCTGTTAATGATAAATCTACAAAATCTACAGAATTATGACAAAAGAAGAAAAAAAGAGCATTGTTGACGAAGTTTTAAAGGTCGTTCGTGCCGAGTCTCAAGAGGTTTCGCAATTACAGAAATCAGACAACGCAGACGAGTTCCTTTCGTTGCCCGTTATCACCACCAATGGAGAGTTGAAAACTCTAAAGATGGGTACATTTAAAGACGCCCTGCAAAAGGCTGATGGCAGCGACAGGGATGATATTATTAAGTTGGGAACTGCTGTTAACTCTAAGATTGACAAGACAGACGTCGAACAAGAAACAGGCGACAGCCCTACAAAGGTGATGTCGCAAGATGCAGTAACAAAAGCGCTGGGAAAGGTAAAGGTGGCGACCGATGACGGCAAGACTTTGCAGGAGGTGTACGAATTAACGAAGAACATAGGTACGACGGAAACGGATGTATTTAATCTCATTGCAAATACAGAGAACCTATGTTATTTTACAGATGACAGAAAATACAAAGGCGCGTTTTGGACTTCGGGTGAGAAACAGCCTATAGAAAAAAGCCATGTTTTGCAAGGTAAGATGTCTTGTTACCCGAATATGCCTGCCGTCATCTTCTTTGACGCGGAGGACAAAATGTGCGGGTATGCAGGCAATAACACGGGCAGTGGTAATGCTGTCGTGACTTACGACACGTCAAAAGAAGGAGGTATACCTGCAAATGCTGTGACGTTCCAACTGCAAGGCATGAACACCCCTGCAGAGGTTGCAAAAGGCATGGCGAAAAGAGTTGTTTCAGAAAAAAGCCTCCTTGACGATATAAAAAAATCTGTTAATGATTTCAAAGGAGCGCTTCGCAACCCTTTCGTTAAAAATGACGTTTCAATTCCACTACTCACAGAACCTTTAACAGAGGAGCGTGCTGTGTACGGAACAAGCGGAGAGGTAAAAAAATATGGTTGGTGGGGACGAACAGATTTAATATCTGTACCACCACATTTGATTTTGCGTGGCAGGCTGCGCGCTTTTAAAAAAGCAGTACCTCCTATTGTATTTTTTGATAAGGACTACGACTTTGTAAGTGCGATTGATGCTCCTGCGGAAAATGTCTTTGTGGATATTGACACCGAACGGCCCGAACAAAAGATACCTGATGACGCAGCTTATTTTTTGATACAAACCACAATCAACGAAAAGAACTCAAAGTTAGACGCTATTGTTAATCTTTATCAACAGGCAGAGGAGCATCTTGTCAAGCGTGTGCCTGTCCCTGCAAAGAAAGGCCGTACATACCCTAATGCACAGTTGCTCACTCCGCGCACAGTCTACACCGTTGCTAACGATGCCGTTAAGGCCGAATTAACGGGATATAGCCCCAACACCTATACTCCGACCTTGTACCTCGATAACTTTTTCACGGGTTTAAAAAGTGAGCCAAAGGCAGCATATTTCGGCAACGGCACACGCAAAATGCTGTTCCCGTTTAACTCGGCCGACTATGCGACCTATGAGAGTACAAAGCTATTCGACGGTACGAAAAAAGTGCAGGAAGAGGAGGTTAAGTATTCTGTTGTGGGCAACACCAAAGAGGAGCAGCAGTTTACGGTTAAGAATCGTCAATGCCTTAACTCTCCATCTAAGGATAAACACATGGCTCTGCTATGTATAGGCGACTCAATTACCTATGGGCAGAACGCATATTTTTTTGACAGAGGGCAGCGCGCATGCTATCCAATGTTGGTGCGCGAAATGGGTTACAAGGACTATCTCGATAGCGGCAAAACGGGCTATGAGATAAGGACTATCGGCACACTCTCTCGCAAGCATAAGATGACGCGCGGAGGTAAGGAGTACGAGCTAACCACGTATCACGAGGGCAGGCAGGCCGACTCTTTACAAAACTTTATGAACAACGGCCATTGGCACGATGAGAGTGGCAATTTCTCGTTGCTTGCGTATCTAAAGCGATACCGCACTTGTGATGACAAGGGAAATAGGCTTTATGCAGACAAAAATAAGGGTACAAGCAAGGGTTACGGAGAGATTACGGGCTACCTCGAAAACGGAGAGGATAGCGGCTTTAAGATAGGCGGTGAAATACTTGACACAACCGTGCATGATGTGTACAAGCCTACGCATGTGTTCCTTTTCATGGGCACTAATAGGCAGTACTCACAAGAAGAACTCGACAAGTTTATAGCAGGCATACGCACGGCAGGAGAAGACATTATTATTGGTGTCGGATGTCCTCATTATGCAGGTACTTATTTCCCAAGCGACTATCCCAATTTTATAGGTTGCGAACACTGGACACTTGGCGAAAGCCAACCACAGATTATTTTACAAAAAATGCTCAATGGTCTTGATGCAAGCGTGTACGAAGCTAAGGGTATCTACTTCATAGATACCTTTTGGACCAACCCTGCAGCCTATGCTGCACCGTGCGCTCCTATCAATGAGCCTGCCAGTGCGTTTGCTGACGATGCGACCTTTAAAAAGTACAGGCCGCTTGGACAAGGCATTTGTCAGCATGTTTCTTCTTACGCACACGCGGCATACGCTTATCAAGTGTATAGTTGGATTAAATGGACGATAGCAAAAGGATTTTAATACTAATTATTATGATTACAGCAAAACAAAAGGAATATTGCATGAGGGTGTACAAGGCTGCGCGACTCATGTATGAAGCAGACAAAGAGCATACCGTTTCCCCACTATTTACAACAGCGCAAGCAATGTTGGAAAGTGGCTGGGGAACGGCCGCTATCGGTAACAATATCTTTGGTGTCACAGCTGGCTCAGGTTGGGAAGGGGCTAAGGTCCTCGTCACCACCACCGAGTATTTTGCCACCCCAACAAAGACTTTCACCGCCCCCGAAGGAGTGTTGAGTATAAAAAAGCTTGGCGAAAAGAATTACAAATACACTGTATGCAGGTATTTCCGCAACTACGATACGTTAGCAGGTGCATTGAAAGACCATAATGCTCTTTTTGCTAAACCCATGTATGCTGATGCGTGGCCGTATAGATTACAGGCTAAGGAGTTTGCCAAGCGCATTAGTGACGCGCACGGAGCGAAGTACGCCACAGCACCTAACTACGCTGCCCTCATGGGAAAGATGATTGACAGCGTGAAAAATATTGTAGAAGCATAATTAATAAAAACAAAGGCGCTCTTTGACATTGTGGGAACTGATAAATAATATCACGTAATCTTGTTTTTACGAGTGTTAAAAATGCAAATATTTGGTCTATAAATTTGTATATATCCGAATTTAAGCCTAATTTTGTGGGTGTAAAACAAAGAATATGAGCTTTACAATTGTAGAACTGGAAGACTTATCAGGAACTAAGGCGCGAATCTATTCTGTTGTTTTCGATGGTGATAAAGAAACGTTATTAGAACAATTTTTTGACGAAAATGCAGCTCACGAGAAGCAATTAACTAAAATGCTTGCAAAGATAAAAACGATGGCTAATGACACGGGGTGCCTACGCCAATTTTTCAAAGAGGGCGAGGGTAAATTAGGTGATGGAGTTGTCGCTTTATCTACAGGCAAGTTAAGATTGTATGGTATATACTTTAATAATACAGTTGTTCTATTGGGTTCAGGCGGAATCAAGAATGTTAGGGCTTATCAAGAAGACCCAAGTTTAAACAGGAAGGCTGAACAAGTAAAATATATTGCGTCGAAAATCAATAAAGGTATCATTGACAGGACGATTAAAGTCACTGCCAATGGAGAATTGGATTGCATAAACTTTGAAGTGTATGATTAACAAGAAGAAAACAAGTGGCACATTAAGTAAACTGCTCGGCAACATTGACAATGTGGAGTTTAAAAAAACGAGAAACAGAATGATGATTGCCGCAAAAATAGCAGCAGCGTTAAAGCGAGAAGGTTTATCGCAGAAAGAGTTTGCCGCAAAAATGAAAAAAACGGAGTCAGAAATTTCTGATTGGTTGTCTGGAAATAGAAATTTTACCATAGATACACTTACCGAAATTTCAACATCGCTCGATATTTCTCTTTTAAACACACATAGTGCATCATGCTATACGGTGTCGATGGATTATAGTATTTGTAACGTCAATAAAAACAATGTAGGGGTTGCAGAGTCTAAAAAGTGGAATTTATCAATGGGAAACATTGTAAGCGACAAAAAACATCAATTAGTTGTTTAACACATGGTAAAGCAGATAGAATATAGAATTTCAGAACTTATAGAAGACGTCTATAAGTTTAACTACGATTTTGATTTTACAAAGTTGGATAAAAGCTCCTTGCAATTTCAGTTTGAACATAGCATAGGTATTTCTGCTGAACAAGAAAGCTTAATAATAACGTTTAGAGCATATCTTACATGTGGGGCGCAAGAACTTGTTGTACAGGGAGTGAGGGCAACATTTGTAACCAAGCCTTTTGAGAATTTTGTAGACATAATAAAAGATGACATGTTTAAGGTTTCTGCTCCAGAGCTTGTACATACATTTATAAGTGTATGTATAGGGGCGGCTCGCGGAATGCTTGCAAAGAACTTAAAAGGCACTGCTCTTGATGGATTTGTAATACCTTTAGTCCCAATGAATGTTATAACAGAAAATGCGTTGATGGAAAAATAATTTCCTCTCACTGCAAAACAAATTATTTATCGGCAGTTCCCACACATGTTAGGGAGTTGCCGATATTTTTTTTGCTATGAATAAAGACAATTACAAAGACAGTATGCGAGTGGCTTCAGCGGCCTTTTGGGCTGTTGTGCTACTCCTCATACTTGCAGCCATTACAAGCTGCTCACGAAAGGTATATATACCCTTACAAAACACAAGAAGCGACACTGTGTATATCACGCGCCATGATTCTGCACACGTCAAGGATAGTGTTGTCCTCCACCATGTGACGAATATAAAAGACTCTATTGCAATACGTGATAGTGTGGTGATTATCCAAGACGCAAGCGGAGCTGTCAAGGAACGCATTAAAACACGCTATGTAGACCGTTGGCATACGTCAGTAGACAATCTCGCCCTTATGCGAGAGTTGAGCCACTACAAAGCCGTCAACGATAGCATGCGTGCAGTTATGCGAGAGTTACAACAAGTCCCCGTGGCAATCCTCGACCAACCCAAACCAACATTTTGGCAAAAATTAAAAACAAGGGCGGCGGCCTTTGTAGTGGGCTTAGTATTTGGATTACTCGCCACCTTATTATATAAGGCGCGAAAAATACTAAGCCCATGTGTAGTTAATATTATACGTTTTATTTTTAGGTAGTTTTTATTTTAGGTTTTTAGTTAGTTAGTTTTTATTTTACCCTGCCGCCTGTGATAGGTCGCAGGGTTTTTTGTTAAAAACTTGATTAAAGCACGGCAATAATGTTAATCACAGCTAAATAGTTATGCAATATTTGGTATATTAGAATATTTTTCTTACCTTTACAATATCAAAATACAACAAACCAATTTAAAACAGGGCGGCAACCTATAAGCGGCGTAAAATCATGAAAGAGTTAAATTTAGAAACTTTCGCAAATCAGTACAAAGCAGAAGATTTATTTGGCGCAATGATGGCAACGAATAGCGACCCAGTATTAATTGAGGACGGTGATGTTGCAGAAGCAATTTACAACGAACTAATCGAAAGCGGTGCAGATTTAACAGTCATTACAGCCGAAGACGGCGAAGATTACGACTATGCTCGCATAATCTTAGATTTAGAAGGTGAAAACGTGCGCAAAATTTATAAGTTTCACAAGTTCTACAAGTGCACTACTTACATTGCTTTTTCTGACGACTTTTAATTAACAATCTATCAAGCCCTCGACATCACGGTTAAGTCAGTTTTATGACAAACTTAACAACTTTAGCAAAGCAAGAAAATTTAGAGTTAATCAGCACTACTGACTCGGCAAACGGCTATCCAAGCAACGAAATGCAGGCTATTATTGGCTTCGACAATTACGAGCAAGCCGAAGAACTCGCAGAGAAAAATAATTTATCAGTAGAGGTTTTTACCAAACGTAACGGCAATGACTTTTGGTTTAGAACGGGCAATAAGGCATACGAAGCGTTTGAGCGCGAAAGTGCAGACTTCGGCGAAGGTTGCGAAACCTACACAAAAGAGGACGCAGAAGATTATTACGCGAACGAAGTAGAGGGCATGCTATCCGAATTTGAGGACTTGGACGAGTTGAGCGCCTTTGTTGATAGTCGCAAAGCAATATATACAGCTATAAAAAATCTAAAAGACAACGAGTTACTTGTTGTATGCGACGGCGAGGTATGCGATACAGTACAGCAGACGACTATGAGTTACAACAATGACAGCCGTATGTACGCAATAGGTCTTATAAACCGCGCAGGATAGATTATGGCAAAGTTGATTAACAAAATAAATGGGCAGGTGGTCAGTGTTAAGGCCACCTGCAAACACCCCGACTCGCATTACGGACATGCCGTGTGGGTCGATAAGCAAAATGTAGCATATTGTGAGGTAGAAATGCCTAACCCAGTGTATGTAGTGCAGCCAGCGGACACCGAAGACATACGCATACAGATGGGTGCGCGAATTGCCGAACTGCGCAAAGAAAATGGCTTAACACAAAGCCAACTCGCCTTTGCAACAGGGCTAAAACAAAACCATATAAGCCGTATCGAACAAGGCACATACTCTGTCGGGCTTGACACTTTGCAAAAGATTGCTGATGTGTTGGGTAAAAATGTGGACTTAGTATAAACAAAAAAGGCGAGCTGTTAAAGCCCGCCTATTTTTTTACCACCTTCTGTATTTCGTCTGCAAGTTCCTCGAGTCGCGAATAAGGCATATACAGCTTCTTCTCATCAATTGACAACTGATAATAACGTGGCAGCACCTCTTTAAGACTTATTCTTTTCATTTTTCGTTAGCTTAAATTTCTCACCCAGTTTGTCAATTCCCATTTCTTTTTGCTCAAATCTTTTCGCATCGTCTTCAAAACCATTCCATCGTAAAGCTTGTAGCCCTGCCTTGTTGCAATATTCTTGCGAAGTAATATGGTCAGAGTAGCGTTCAATCTCTTTCTGCAGGGCGTAACTCTCACTTATCTTTAGTGGTCGCTTTTTCGCAGAGCATACCGAGTCACAGATATTACCGAGCAGGCGAAGAGACTCTGAAAGGTCTGCCCATCGGTAGTCGGGTCTAAAGTCTAAAATATATTGCTCACGGAGGAACTCAAAGAACTTGTTATAAAAAGCCACTGCAAAATCAAGCATAGCATAAGCAACTTGGCAGCGTCCTTTTATTTCAGGGTCTGCGTAGCTATTTTGGCGAAACCATAATATAGCAGTTGCTCTCATAGACGAAATATCATGGGACAGAAGCTTTCTTAATTGCACAAAATAATCGTATAGCATGGGCGCAACACTGTTACCTATCTTTGATATAAAAGACTCCAGTATTTCTCCCTCTCTGACAATAGGCTTAGTCCAATTTCCAAACCGCATTTTACGATTATCAAGTTCGTCTATTACGTCTAACACCTCTTCATAGGCCACGTAGACGATTGGTAAAATGCCCTCAAAAAAGCGTTTTGCAGCATCGTTATAGCCTTCTGTAATCTCCTTTGAGTGCGAGCCTACATACATAATCTGTTCAGACGTATAGTTGGTTTTTATTGGCTTTTTCATTTGGTTTTAGGTCAAATTCTTTTAAAACTGCTTCAAAGCATGTATTGTATTCCTGTTGCGTGTATTCTGCATCTAATCGCGCGATACTTCTCAATCGTGCATTCAAGGTGCGTGGGAAGAATTTCCTCTTCTTGGGGTCTATGGCAAGGACCTTTATAACAAGCCCCTGCCGTAGATTTGTATAGCTTTTCTCGTTCATTCTGCACCTCCTTTTAGTTCTTTGATTAACGTATCAGCAAGCCTTACAGAAAACGTTGCAATATCCTTGTAGCTTGGATTTGGATTAACTCCAGCTACAACTGGAGCAGATAAAATTCCCGACATTGCTTCTTTTGCAATCTCGTACCTGCGCTGTTCCCAGTCAATGGTACTTCTCATAAAATCAAGCTCACTCTTATGGTAACTTTCTTCTTTATCTTTGCACCACCAATAAGTTTCGTCAACGGCAGGGTTAGGGTGAACTGCAAACTTTACATCTACTACCTCTCCTGTATCTTTTACTTTTGCTTTCATATCTTATTCTCCTATCTCCTCGTGGTACTTACGCAATGTTTCTCTTACACGCTTTACAGCTTCTTCGGCTTGCTCTTTCGTTCTGAAATAATTGAAATTATCCCAAAGTTTGTTGTCGAAAGATTTATAAGTTTCTATTGTATTCACCATTGATAAACACATATGAACAGAGTAATAAGTTTCATGCCTCTTCGCTCTCCACCTAATATTCTCTACTCGCTTTTCCTCTGCGTTCCAAAGCAAGCCTTGTTCTTTCATCTTATCAAAGAACTCGGATTTCTCTTCTTCGGTGGCAAGACGAAAGGACTTGCTACACCAACATTTATCATCAAAACCTTTATTGTTATAATAAGTATTGAAGTAACCTATGGCGCAGTTGTTTACATCTTTGAATATCAACACCGTATCATTGTAGATGCTACAAAGCACGTCCCCGTCCTCAAACTCTTGTACTTTTTTCTCAAATACCACACTTCCGTCCTTAACGACTGCCTTGCAACCCTCAGGAATGGTGATTGTATCACCGCATTGTAATTCTACTTTCATAGTTCTTTTATTTAATTTCTCTTTTTACGTTTCTTTTTTCTTTTGCTTGCATATGGCGTTGACCCTGCACGTGATTTACCTTGATTATATAAATATGGTGGTTCGTTAATTAAAGCTTTTACTACACTATTTGTATGCAATTCTAACTCTATTGCAATTTTATTTAAATCTTCCATGCCTTAATCTACTAATTCAAAACTATACGCTACCACCCATGGGTTACTCTCCCATGTACCCTTGCCACTGATTTTGTCAATTAGGTGAGCAAATGCCTCACGTGGCATATTAAAAGGTTTCCTAAATCCGCTTGGCAAATAGTAGCTAAACGCAAGTTCAAAAATTCCTTCTCTCAAAGCATCCTCTTCTGAAATATCCCGCAAGCGTTCAATCTTAACATTTGTAATTTTGATGTGGTGGGGCATTAGGTCGGCACGTACAAACATCTTATTATTCCAACCTGCACCCATTTCGCCCATAGTAAGGAAGTTATTGCCAATTTTATATAAGTCTAATACAGTTTCAACTTCGTCTCTATTACTGGCAATATTCTTGTAACTTTGTGCAATCGCCACAACTTCACCAACCTTATAAGGCAGATGCTTTGCTGTTTCCTCCCAATTGCCAAGCGGCGTGTTGTCTTTCAGCACTCGCCTTGTCATTGTCTTAGTACCGTTCAGCACCGCCTGCGTTAGGCAATATTTGTCATTAAACATTAGCTTCTTCATACGCTTTGCTTAATTAAAACAATAGTCTTTCAGTGTATTTCTGTTCTTGCCCAAGAATAAAATCACAGATAAAGTTCCTTGCATAGTCAAGGGACATCATTGAGCGTTCTGACGAGCAAATGCCTGCTCGTCCTGAACCTTTTGATTTCATAATTGTTTTTTGCACCTTATCTTTCTGAAAACTTCTCCCATAAGTAGGTTCGCAATTTACAAACCAGTATGCAGTTGGCTTTACAAAATAATCACCTCTCAGCATTCTGTTTCTGTCTATAATTGTTGGCTTAGGGAAGTTTTGGCCAGTCATTAAATAATTCGGTTCTGTAGCGGGATTTTCGATGATAAGCCTTAGCCTTTTTCTAAAAGCAATCCAAAAAAGTTTGTATAGTAAGGCATGAAACATTGTCCTTTTGTCTAATCGCTCGAGTGTGAGTTCTATTCTTTCACACATGCTCTTATTTCTGTAGTTTGTGTTTGTTAAATCAAAACAAGTTTGTTGCAAACTCTCAAAATAGACACAAGGAAAGAAAGCCAAAATCAAATCATCTTTGCTTATTCTGTCAAATAAACTGCCCCCCCCGCCATAGCACTTCTCTATTTCTTTGAACAAATCGATAACATTGTCAGTTTCTCCAAAATCATTTTGAATATCGTAGTCTTCTGCTTCATATCCAAGCTTGCGAAACTCGTTCTTAAATGTTCCTGACTGCTCAAAGAAACAATGAACCTTTCCTTTAATATTCATCTTTTTTTACTTGATTAGTTCTGGGTTGTCGTGAATATTGCCGATGACCTGTACATCGTAATCTCGCATTATAACTCCTATATCATCGAAATACGTTGCCTTGCTACTCAATTCGTCTTGGAATCTAAATGAACCATTGAACCATATAACTACAGCCTTTAGATTGTTGCCGATGGTTACAATATCCCCCTCGAAGATTTCCTTATTGTTTACATCTTTCAGCCCTGTGTACTGACATAGATGCACGACCTCCACGTTATCACCTTTGGCGTTTAACACAAGATGTTCAGCTGTATGTGTCTTGTATGCCCCAACGCCTACCATCCATATTCCGCCCTTTCCTGTAGGCTGACCTCTAAACAATATTTCTCTTTTCATTTCACTTCTTTGTGTTAATAGATTGCACCCTATGTGTTCCTGCTCTCGTGGTGTACTGATATTTTGTCATTCCGTTTGCATCTGTGAAATATATATCCCGATTGCAATCAATGAACCGATAAACCTTTACGCCGTTACACTCAAACAAGAACTGTACATTGTAGTCTTTCAATCGTTGCTCATACTCTTGCTTTCGTATCTGCTCCTTTGTCAGCTTTGGCTTTGGTAGCTCTGGCTTCTTTCTAATCTCGTAACCACAAGAACTAACCACAATCGCTAACACTGATAATAAAATTATTTTCTTAATCATAATTTCAGGTGTTTCTTAATGTTCTCTCTGATTTCTTCTTCCGACTTAAAGTAAGGCATATCCTTGTTGATTTGGGCGATAGCAGTCTTCGTTGCTAAGTTCCATATTTTGATAACCATTTTCAATGATACATTCTCATCTGCCCACTTTGCGCCAGCCTTGAATGTTTTTAAAATAGTAGAGCACGTTTGTATCTGATTAGGAGTAGTCCTTTGGAGATACTTCATTGCAGCTTTGTTTATTTCTTCTTTTCTTTTCATAACCCCAATGCTTGTTTAATTCGCTGTTTATAATCCTCGTTGGCTGCCTGCTTGGCTGCAGAAAGCGAGATATGACAACTGATAAAAGAATAGTTGCAGAATAAATTAAATTCGTTATAAGCAAATTCTACCTTATAAGAAACGCCAAAAGAAGATGCTGCAATGTGCGCTCCATCTTCGAAGACATTTTCCCACTTCAAATCAGGAATATCATCCGCCACGCTCTCACGACCTGCGTTGAAAGCGTTCACAATGTCTTCATGCCCAAAGACACCTTTTGATAAATCGGGGGATTCTTCTGGTGCATCTTGCTGAATCTTATATTGTAAATCAGCATACTCTTCTGCTAAATCTTTCTGTGTCATATTACACTCCCTCCCAACCACTTGGCACGAACTCGCCTTCGTTGATGAACTCTGCTGCATCAATAGTAATACAGCCTCCTTCAAATTCTTCTACCGATATGTTTTCATCTTGTATCGCACGTGTAATCAAATCAGCGTGGAACACATTATATTTCAGCTCTAATAAGCAGTTCATTTTTTCAATTTCTTTCTGAGTCATATTGATTCTGTTTTAGTTACCTCCTATTTGATTCACCAGTTATCGTTACTCTTCTTGTGATAGCGTGAAGCCTATCAACCACCCTATCACCATATTTAGCTTTTAAATGTTCTTCGTCTAAGTTGGTGGAGAACATCAGTAACTTGCCATCACGTTCTGCCATATCAACCAACTCTGCAAATGGCACACGCTTGTTTCCGTAGATATTAGAAATATCCTCTGTTCCCACATCGTCAATATAGATAATGTGGTATTTAATAATCTCATCGGGAGACTTGTTGAGTTCGTTTGCCGTGCAGATTGTTACCACCTTACGGCAATAGTGGTTAAGAAGTAAAGGTATAATCCTCATACCTATCAGAGATTTACCAACACCACACCCCCCAACGAGCATTAGTCCTTTTCCTTTGTTGTCAGTGAGCCACTGGACTATCTTTTCATAGTCAGTATTCCACTTTGCACCATCACCACAGAAATACTTTAATCCTCCTTTAAGGTGCGTTCCTGCATTTGGTACACTGATTTGCACCTTGTCGGGTAATGGCTTATACGTTGTATCGCTTAACCTATCTATGGTTGCTTTAAAATTTATTTGTTCCATTTACCAATCACTATCTTTATCGTAATTCATTTCAGATGATTTGAGGGCGGTAGTACTCTTTTGTACCTTCTCCCTGCTTACCCACGTCTGTAACCTCTTTGATGTTTCCCACGTCTTTTCAAGTTCAAACCGCATCTTTGTGCCTGATTTGTTTCGTTCGGTCCAATAGTTGAAGAAAGCACGTATCATCGTAGGCTCGTAAGTGCCACCACGTGAAGAAACGAAAGGGATAAGGCTCTTTTCAAACGCTTTCTCACGTTCTTTACATTTTGCTTGTAAGGACGTTAAAACCTGCTTTGATTGTTCGTTGCCTTTCTTCTTGCCAAAACGATAATCATCGCATTTGTTCACCACAAAGAATGTCCCTTTCGGGTTGGCAATCATGTCTATATCTCCTTTGTTAGCAAGTGAGGATAAAATATTCCTACAAGTTTGTAAAGACAATCCGCAATCATTTGCAAGGTTTCGATAGCTCGTTCGTGAAATGCCGTCATCGTCAGCCCCCACGATTAGCCGTAACATTACAAGCTGCTCGTGGGGGGAGTATCGAATGGTAAACTTGTCATCAAGTTTTATCATACTGCGTCAAACAATGACTTTTGAGAAACTTCACACTCTGCCTTTTTGCAATTCTTCACCGCCTCCGCAAAGTAGCTATCTTTCAATTCAAATCCTACGCCCTTACGATTTAATAGGATAGATTGATATACCTCTGAACCAATGCCTAAGAAAGGAGTTAATACTGTGTCCCCCTCGTTACTCCAAAGGGTAACTGCTCGCTTGATTGTGTCGAGTTGAAGGGGACATACATGTTTCTCATCGTTACTTTCTCGCCCTGCCGTTGCATTAAGCGTGTTTGAGTAGTCAATGTCCATCCAAACTGGTGATGCGTACTTTTGCCAAGTATCGACATCAATACCGCAATGTATTGGGTGGTCGTGTTCTCCTTCTTTTCTGAAAACAAGGAGATAGTCAGGAATACCCACGCGGCTCATTGCGCTATCTTTCTTCACTTGCTTGTGAAGAAGTCCGAGAGCCTTTGTACGTTGCATCTCTGTTACGGGGTTTTTCCAAATGGTGACACGTGAATGATAGACAAACCCTGCATCTTGAAATGCTTTGAGTATCATTCCTGAGAAATCACGAAGCCCGATATAACCCTCTTTGCCTTTCTGAATAGGTAAGTCCATACAATGAACGGCAATGTTACGACCACTCCAAAGGACACGATACAACTCCTTTACAAGGAAATTGAAAGCGATAAAGAACTCTTTGTAATCCTTCGAGTTTCCCATATCCTCCAACTTGTCAGAATATGTATAGAGTTCTGCAAATGGTGGTGAGAAGATAGAAAAACCCACACTCTCATCAGGAATATCCTTTATGAGTTGTACACAATCGCCAAGACGAATATCACACTTATCTGATTTGTAATTCTTATCTGTTTCCATTTTGGTCAGCTTGATTAAATTCTTAACATTTCGGTTTGTCGCTTCACTCATCTTCTTTTGCATATTGAGGAAAGCGTTTTGTTTCTCAATGATTGACTTTCTTACGTTCTGCATAGTGTCAGTGACTATAAGGAAGATATTAACTTCATTGCTCTGTCCGAAACGATACGAACGCCTGATACCTTGATAGGTTGCTTCAAAGGAGAAATCAAGCGATGCAAATACTTGATTATGGCAATTCTGATAGTTAAGTCCATATTGCGCAATCTTTAATTTGGTAATAAGTACTCTAAAATTATTATCAGCAAAACCGAGCAAATTCTCCTTCTTGTATTGCTTTGTGTCGCTACCTTTCACCTCGACTGCATCAGGGATAAGTGAACGTAGTATCTTGCCCTCGTCATCATGACCAATCCAAACAATAAATTGTTCATTTGAGTTGTTAACCAATTCTGCAACTTTCTCCATACGTTCCTTTTGAGTGGCTTTTAACTCCTTATGGAACGTGGTGGCAGATACTGCAATATCGTTGAAAAGCATGCCGTTATCTCGCTTTTCTGTTTCAATAAATACTTCTTCAATGTTGAGATTAGGAAGAATGTATTTAGAGCCGTCAAATCCAATATCAGAAGGAGAAGTTAACATTACCGCCCACGTTGATACAAAGTCCCAAAAAGAACGCTCTGCATGCCCTTTCAATCTCCATGAGGAAGTATTTCCACCGTCATGAACAAAGTACATTGCAAGCATTTCGTTACGTGTCATCACATTGAGAAACTCAGCATGGTTGCATAGCTCCATAGTATCGTTTGGTGACGGTGTAGCCGTGCAACATAACTTGTATGGCGTTTCGTTGAAATCATCAACAAGCTGCTGCTTTGTCTTGCCATTGAAGTTCTTTAAGATAGAACTCTCATCAAGTACCACACCGCCAAATAAATATGCATCAATGTTTTCTAAGTTATCGTAATTCGTGATATATATGCCTGCTTTTAAGTCCTGGTCAAACACCGTTAGACTAATCTCAGAAACGTTATATCCAAACTTTGCACCCTCTTTAATCGTCTGATGAATAACACCCAAAGGAGCAAGAATAAGTACAGGTTTATTCGTGTGCATTGATACGTGCTTTGCCCATTCTAACTGTTGGAGTGTTTTGCCAAGTCCACAATCCTCGAATAATGCGTATTTGCCTGCCGATAAGGCTTTCTTCACGCAGTACTTTTGGAAGTCAAATAAAATAGGGTTTAAGTCTTTATCTTCGACATTAAACCCCGATTTCTGTATCTTTACTTGTTTTGTTTTAAGAAAATCTAAGTATTCCATTATCAATTAAATATCACATTCGTTAATTGCTTGCCGTTACTGAACACTGCCCATTTGCCTTTATCATTAGTGTCGATGAGTTTCAAGTCCTCAACCTTACCAAATCGGTTGATATTTCCGCAAAGGTCTACAAACCACGCTTGCTTATCTTTGTATGGTCGTATCTCTCTTCCAACTATCTGATAGTACATAGCAAGCGACATTGTAGGTCGTGCCATCACCACTGTATCAAGTTCAGGATAATCAAAGCCAGTTGTCAAAACTCCTACATTCACAACCACCTTTATTTTACCGCTCTTGAAGTCGTTTAATATGCGTTCACGTTCTGTCTTTGGTGTTGTTCCAGATACCATTTCACAGCAATCAATGCTTTGTGTCAGCCGTTCAGCCTCTTTCAGAAAGCGAGTAAAAACTAATATGCCTTTCCTTGCACCGCCACGCTTTGGGGAAAGCAACCGCTTAACAATACTAACTAAATAGCCGTAGAAGTCAATTCTATTATACTCTGCTTCTACTGATTTATCTGTATAGTCAGCACCAGTTGAGTTTGCTTGCAGGTTATTCTCGTCCCACCCTAATGGGTTCATTTGGAAGTAATCTATCTTTGAAAGAAAGCCCATATCGAGTAAAGTCGATATTTGCACTTGATAGATAACCTTTGAGAATATCAGCGGACGGGTACGAGTAAGGAACTTTAGCATTGCGCCAAAGCTGCTTGAACTTAATCTGTAAGGAGTAGCGGTAAGTCCTAACACTTTGCACCCCGTAGCGTGAATAAATTCTTCATACATACCACCTTTTGCGTTGACAAAGTGGCACTCATCTATGATTACGTTATTGAAGTGCTGAAAGTCATCCGTGTGTCTTATCACGCTGCCTATCGTTGCAAATGTAATACGGCTTATATTCTTTGAATTGAATGAAGCCGAATAAACAGAGCAATCAAGTACGCCATAGGAGCATAGTTTCTTATAGTTCTGCTCAAGTATCTCTTTTGACGGCTGAAAGACAAGCGTATGCCCTTGCAGTCTGTTAGCGATGTCAGCTATCACAAGCGACTTGCCGCTACCAGTAGGCAATACCATTATAGCGTTATACTTTGCTTTCTTATCATTAAAAAAGGCTACCGCTGTATCGGAAGCCTTTTTTTGGTAGTCACGAAGTTTATACATCATATCCTTATCCCTTTCTCATCACTCAATTTCTTTACTAATATTGAGTAGTATTTTATCAATTCTTCCAGTTCAAAGCAAGACCACTTCTTTGTGCTGCGTGCCTTGACTTCTAATAATTGAAACCGCTGCATTCCTATCTTTCGGATAAGGTTCTCACGATACCCGATAAGGTGGTCGGCTGAAAATCTGTTACAAAATCTACATTCGCTATTGCAATTCTCCTCTTCGAAGCGAGTAGACATGTGTCTTCTCGAATGATAATGCCCGCAGTCGGATTGGTCGAAGGGCTTTATCTTTCCGCACGATATGCAACGGAACGTGCCGTTAGGGAAAGCATCTCGCAATCTGATGTACTGACTAAATACCTTATCCAGCTTCTTCACTAAAGTTGCTTGGCTTGTTTGCCGTTTCTTCAGCTTGTCTGATTTTTTTTTAATATAGTATGGCATAATTAAAACTAATATTAAACACCTTTCCAAACAAGTTTTAACGGCTTGTGAGTAATATTGAAAACCCGATGCTGCAACTCGTGGACATAATTACAATTAATGAATGTATAAGGCTGATTATTCGTACCTGCATTCCAATAGTTGCGTTCATCGTTGAACGCTATTCCTAATTCGTTCCCATCATTCGGGTGTGTAAAGCTTGTCCCGATTATTTCTTTTCTAAAATCGAAACCAACAAGCACATTCTCGTTGATTTCGATAGGGGCAACATCTTCTATATCGGCTTCCCAAACGTCACCATCGTTTCCATCAAAGTCAAGGTAAACGTGTCCACTTTCAAAGATTGCTGACACATACATGGGCATTGAAGGCTTACCCGTTATGTCGTTAATTTCTTGCACCCAATCACCTACTTGTAAGTCTTGGAGCTGTAAATGATTATTATACATAATTATAAAATTTAGTCAATGTAGGCGGACTCGAACCGCCACTAACAGAACCAAAGTCTGTTGTGCTACCATTACACCATACATCGGAGTGCCCCACCGCTGTGGGGCTGTTAAATAAAACTATTAACGTGATTATGAAACTAAGAAACAATGTGCTTTGGGCAGGATTCGAACCTGCATCGCAAGATTCTCCAATCTCGAAACCCTTTATTGTTTAACGTAGAGGTTGGACGTACTCTATTGCAGTTAAATTGTGTCTACCAATTCCACCACCAAAGCAGGCGTGGGGAGGATTCCCCACTTGTTGAACTCTTTTTATTTAGTTTTCTCAAATACGTCCATTATATGTGTTTCTGAAATAGAAACCACCTCGTAATCAATCATTGTTTTAGCCATTACGTTTTTTACGTATTGACGAGCCTTGTCAAGACTTTCAGCCTGAACAAGATAGACAACGTTGGAACGTTTTTCTTTCTCTGTCTTTTCATCAATGGTAATGAATGCAAGTTTTGCTTTATACCATCTGTCATCGCTGTCGGCATCGCTGAAGAAAATCTCACCATAAGGAGCACGAGTAATCGCTTTCACGTCAAATTCGCCGCTGATATAGTGCGACATTTCTTCTGTTATGAAACTCTCTGCTTCCGTAAAGCTCAACGCCTCTACGGTGTAAGCCTCTGTAAGCTTTTTGTTCTGACCATCTTCCATGGTCTTATCGTAACGCACCTTGGTCTCAAACCAAGAAGTAGTTTTGCTTCTCATTGCTTCTTTCTTTTATTTGTTTTGTGAAAAAGTCTTCCTACTGTCTCTGGCATAAAACTGCCATGATAATCTTTCTGATAGCAACCTGCGATTGCTATTAGTTTACCTCTACGATTGTAAAGATTTGCATTTTTGTTAATTATTCCCATTGTTTTATAAAAATTCTTTGTTTCGTTCTATTTCTATCTCCATCTGCTGAATGAGTATTGCTTCATCTGCTGATGGAATGTAAATACCAGCTTCCTGTGTCGCCCAGTTTCTAAATCGGTCAACAGACAAACTCATTTCCGCTGTATCAAGGTCTGCACTGCTTCTAAGCACTTTTATCCTCCCCAAATACTTATCTTCTTTTTCACGGATAAACAAGTCAGGGTTTACAAGTTTCTTGTAATACTGCTGCTTCACCCATTCAAGAGTGTTACCAGTCTGCGTACCAAAGTAAGCAAGGATAACGTGCAGATACTTATTCTGTGGTAAACTTCTTCTTGGCTTTTTCTCGGTCAAGTCTACGATTACCCCACTCTCGGCCAACTTCTTAGCACGAAGCAGGAAATTGGCCTTGTCAAGAGGATTAGATGTGTCATACAGCATCAGAACGGCATATCGTTATCTTGTGATTGTGGTGTCTGCGTAGATGCATTCTGTACGTGCCTACGTTCCACCTTATAACCTCGAATACGAGTAAAGAAGCGTGTCTGTCCGTCTTTCTCATACTTCGTGCCCTGAAGGTCAAAGGAGATTGTTACAATTTCGCCAGCAGAGAAATGGTCAAGTTCTGCACACTTGTCTCCACCAAACTCAAAAGATGGGTAGTTTTCATACCCACGCTCACCTGTGTAAGGGTCGAATTTAGTTGCGTCAAGCACAATTTCACGTTTATTGTACGTCTTACTTCCATCTTTTGATGGAATAGACTCGGTGTTCCCAATCACCACGATTTTGCCTGTAATTTGATTTGCCATAATTATCTAATTTGTAATTTTTCTGAAATGTTCGTAACTTTCATGCAAGCTGCATAAGCTTCGGGATATTTCTCTTTGAGTTTGTTCTTGTCAATATCTTCGCGCGTGCTGGCTGCTATTCGTGAGAGAGTAATGTATTCCCCTTTGTAAGACTTTATTTTATTATCTTGCATAAGCTTCAAAAGCCCCTTAGAAAGTTCTTTTTTCTGAGTTTCAAGCTTCTTTATTTCATTTACCAAATTATATACATTTATTTCTGCATTTTTTATTTCAGCAGGAACATTGATATCAGCTTTAGCAAGAGGATTTACAAAATCTCGTCCATCAACCTCGCATTGTAGGAGGTCTTTAACGATAACCGTATCGACACGTTCAACCTCTGCAAGTTCTGATTTTTCGTTACGAAGCCACAATGCGTACAGTTTGCTCACCTTTAATTCTGGGTTTTGCAATTCAAACATATAAGCATATAGACTAAGTTGCCACCTTACATATTCTTTGTCTAATACGGAGGTTGTTTTAATATCCGCAAGAGCAATGTCGTCACTTGCACCAAGCATCACAAGGTCTATAGCGCTTGCAAAATGTTCATTATCCGTAACTAAGTACTCGTTCGAAATAGTATCAAGATTATTATCTTCTTTGATACGCTTATAATTCAAGAGTTCTGGAGTATATTCGGCTGGCTCAAAGCCACCATCAAGTAATTCAATACTCTCGTGTACCATTGTGCCGCGTTCAGCTGCTCGATTTAACCTCCTCGTTGGTATATCTTTATACTTGTCAGGGAATATATGCTTTTGCAATAATCCTGTTATGCCGCTTAATTCCTTTCCATCAAGAAAATATCGGTGCTCTTCTTGATTAAAGATGACACCACTATTATTTAATGTTATTTTCATGCTGATTTTAGTTCTTTTTTACGTGATGTCAAAGCTGCAACAAAAGCGGAATTTGTTTGATAAACATAACACTCATTCCAGATATGCGAAAGCTGCTCAATTGTTGATGCGACCTTGATATTTGCAATCACAGCTTCTAAATTAGGGTCTGTCTGCGGTGTTACTAATTGCCCATACGCGGCCTGCTCATCAATCGCATACTTTGTTCCTAAATCAACGCCCTTTGCAAAATATACATCAGCAGCTACACCAAGTGACTTCATAGCCACAGAAAGCGCGTCTGTTAATGCCATTTTATATACTTCGTCGCTAACGTACGCTCCATTACGCTCCATTGTGACGAAAGAAGCGCCACCAGTGCCAGGTATTGCATCACTCCAAACACCATCTACTTTTACATACAGATTAATATTACAAAAGCCTTTTATCTCATTGCCGAAAGTTTCAGACCATTGTTTTTCAATTTCGTATTTCCAACCGACACCGCATACGCCGAATGTGTCTGTCATGGCAAGAATACGCCATACAGGATTAATATCCGACATGCCTTTTAATCGGCCTGCACCAATCTGCTTTAACGCCGTCTGCGGCACTCTTCGAACCTTGTTAAATACTGACAAGTTGGGGTTTTCCATAAAATCGTCAGTCCTCTTTTCCTTGTTTTCCATAATCATTTATTTTTTTGTTCACAAATAATCTATTTACACGCATCGTAGCAAAGGCTTTCTGTATCTCTGCTTTAGAATAATACAAAGGAGAATTAGGTGCATCGCCATACTTACGGGCATGAACAGCCCCCACGTCTACTAAATTCTGAAATGATATCAAGTCGATATGCCTAAAATTTAGCCATTTCTTGACTTCTGACAACCTTAATTTATCTTGCGGAGGGTCATAGTCCGCTACGGCAGAGTTATACCCTACCCTAACGAAATCAGCTATAATTCCGCCAAGTTCCTCTATTGCAATGTTCATATTAATACCTTTGAAAAATCGTAATGAATCCTTCTTTTTCTGTTGTGTTCGTGGTAAATTTATTGTTCGCGCGGTCACAACCAACATATCTATTTTGTCTTGTACACTCGACTTGTACCCCGCCAACTGTATAACAGTCTAATGGGACGTGCAATCTGTTTCCCTTTCCCACATGTTGAAACAGTCCTGCGTAACTGTAAACCCTTCCTTTTAATGTTCTCTCCATGTTTTTTAATTTTATCGTGGTGACAGCAGGAATCGAACCTGCAAGGTTGAAGATTTGAAGATAATACATAAGACGTTAATACCATACCTGACCCCGTCTTGTCACCGAACTCATGCCTACCCTCTCGGGCAAGCATGATAAAAGCATTACATCTATCTTAAACCGCCAACAATATAGGCGGTGGCTTCATTTATTGTATTGAAACAATATTTTTCGTTAAAGGCCATATACTCATACCCTCCATTGCCGTCTGAAGGATAATAATCAATTTCTATTCTATCAGCCTTTGCCGATATGGTGATTTTTGCAATATCAAAAGCTTGTAATTGTCGGTTATAATCAATACCTATAACACGGTCACCAATATTAAATTTACTTGTAATTTTCATAGTTTTATTTTTTACCATGCCAACCACTCGGCAACGCAGCAAACCAATATAACTGCTGCGACTACCAAATGCGCATATATAACTTCCTTGTTTGAAAAATCCTCACCACATAGCAATGAGAATAATTTGTTTCTTTTGCCAAACCACATATATTACCTATACATATAATCATTAAAATCTTGCCAAGACGCGAAGCTTGGGTCTAATCCGTTATCGCATTCTTCATCTTCGTATTTACCAATGTTTTGAAACCATGTTTCACGCAGGTCTATTTTTTTATATATATAATCCGCAATAGCACCCTCAATATTTGGGTATTCAGAGTGTTTATGGCTTATCATTATTTCTAATTCGCCATTTTTGTCACAATCAATTTCAATTACATCAAACCGCTCGTTACTCAACTCGATTGATGCGCGACACCCGATTATTTCAAATTCGTATGCGTTACATGCGGCGTCTTCTATCGCTTCCAAACATTTAACTGCAAGCTGTTCAACTAATTTTTTCATAATCATTTTAGTTTTAAGTTCGTACGCATGCCCAGTTCGACCGCAGCGCCTTAATGCGCAGCATGCGTTATATAGTCCGATTTGGCGAGACTGACCCCTATCCAGCCTACTCAACCAAGTAAAGAGGTTTTTCTTGACCATCATCGTATGATTTACGTTTAATTCTGCCCGATATAAGGTCACGGATTGTCAGTCTCACTTATACCATTCCATTTTCAACGCTTTTTTGTGTCAATAGTTCAAAAATCGCTGTAAACGCTTGTCAGTTCAGACTAAATTACTTATCTTTGTCGCTGTTCTAAGTCGTTTACATTGCAAAGGTAGTTCTTTTGACCTTACTCTGCAAATATTTGCACAGATAATTAGTTCATTTAACTATTGTTTAACGTTACAAAACACTAATTTACAAACACACATTATATATAAAAAAAGAGCATATCAAATATGCTCATTCTTTGACTTATTGATACAACCGATTTCTAATGGGTCTTGAACTTGTTAACAAAGTAAATTTGACCTTTGCCAGTTACTTTCGTCGTGATAGTAGTGTGTAGCACCCCGTTGTTACCACTTCTAACGCCCTTTTTAAGTTCAAATAAGCCCATATCAACGTACTTCTGATTAGGAATATTGTAGCGTTCTCCTTTCGTCCCGAGATATCCGTTATCTCGCATCCATTGGAATAGTCGCTTTTCTCCCATCGGAGTGCCGTTCTGATTGATTAGCTTTGCAAGTTCGCCTATCAAGCAGGAAGATACAGAACCACTGACGGCATTTGTGAAGGTAATAGCAGGTTGGGCAGCTTTTACAGATTGTTCCGCTTCAATACGCTTCCGTCTTTCGTCTTTGAGAGCCGTAGCGAGTTGGATAAGGTAGTCGGGGTCGGTTAGTGTACGTTCTATGATGTTATCCGTCATATATGCACCATGCTTACGTATTGACGGCAAAACATCTCCACATACCCAATTTTGGAAAGATTCTGCCTGAGGCTTATCAGAACGCATAATAACCTTGTATAGGTTTTGTTCGTTCACAAAGATTGCCATCTGTTGCCTACCCATATTATCGATGACCCCAATTCGATTGACCCCATCGGGTTTCAGTCTTGAAGTAACACCATCAACACGGAGGTCTAACACTCTACACACATCAGCAAGGCAAAATAATGGATTATCCGTCGTTCCTGCCGTTCTTACTTTCCCAAATTGTGGGTTTTCAAAAATTCTTAATTCATTCATAAAAATTGCGCCCCAACTATAATAATTAAAGATTAAACATACCAGAGGAAGAGGAGTCGAAAAGAGCAGAATCCACCCTTACCCATAGTGGGAGGGATTTTGCTCTGAACTTTATACCGAGAGTTCTCGTCGCCGTTCTTCGCCCACTTGTTAAGACAAATTCAACAAATGGCATGAGGCATTCCGATATTGTCATCGTCTTGCAGCGCATCCTCACTCATATCCTGCGCCCTCGCTTGCTCCCTTTGCGAGAAATAAGACTACCCCAAGGTGGCTGTGGTCGTGAAAGGTAGAATAGAGGCGGTTGTATATAAACAAAAACCTCTGCAAGTGTGCAGCCTTACAGAGGTAAAAATCTAAAATCCCCAAATGGGAAATTTAGTGATATCTTTCCGCATTCTGCACAAATGCAACGGCAAAGATAGTTCTTTTGAACTTAAATCGCAAGCATAGTTCAAAAAATATAGTTCTTTTAACAAATAAAAACATTTAAACATGGAGAATAAGGAAATTGTGATGAGAATTAAACTGCTCATCGAACACAAAAACGTATCTCCGTCTAAGTTCGCCAAAATGATAAGTTTCAATCAATCGAACTTATCTAAAGTTCTTAAAGAAGACAGGAAAGTGCCTACAAACCTTATAAAGGCGATATGCGAGAGCCTTGACGTACCATATAGTTGGTTAGTCAATGGTGAAGGCCCTATGTTCCATAATAGGATAATAGGGAACACACAAAAGTTGAAAGACAACAATCAGTCCATTATTGCAGGTGGCAGTGTTATAAATTCCAATAACAGAACTATCGAAAGACGTAACACAAGCAATGCTAAAGCCGTTATGCCATACTTGCGAGAAGAATTGGTTAATGTACCATATGTTCCGATAAACGCCAAAGCGTCATTCGTGGAAAGTTTGTACGATACCGCCTACGAAACAGAGACATATGGGGTTATGACAGAGGAGGGCGAAAAGCTGAACGAATCAGAATATAAGGTGTTCCAAATTGACGGTGATAGCATGACACCAAATATCCCTGATAGGTCAAAGGTTTTAGCTAAACTTATTCCAGAAGAGAGATGGGAAAATGCATCAGGGGTTGTTTTTGTAGTCTATGGGAAAACTCTAACCATTAAACGAATTCTTAAAAACAGCTTGTTCGACAAAAATATACTTACGCTAAAAGCGGACAACCCCATCTATGGACAGGTCGATATTGAGAACAACGAAATAAGAGGAATGTGGCAAGCTATTCGTATAGTTAGCCAAAGAATTGTATAATATATGGAGAACTATCAAAAAGCAAGTGTAGAAAAGGGAAATATCAGCGACTCCAATAACAGAAATGGGGCTGGCCGTGATGTCATTTTCAAATATGGCGACGAGAGCTATATAGACAAGGAACTACAGGCCAGCCAAGACAATATAATAGCAGCTCAGGCGACTGTTATCGAGCGATTACAACACCAAATCAACAGAATGCAAGACCAAATGGAAGTATATCAAACGCAGTTCACTAAAGCGCAAGAGCTTAAAGAAAGGCTTATGGATATGCTTTTAGAAGACAGGAAGCTGCTACAGAAAAAATTAGAAGAAATAGAATAATTGACTAATAATTGACTGAAATAACATTCAGAATTATATAACAAGATGATTATAAACAAGTTAATGATTTTAGAACATTCGTTTCCGGTTCTGAGTGTCGCGGGTTTGAGTCCCGCCGGAGTCACACGATCTTTGAACGCTAAACTTTAAGTATCCATATCCTAAAGTTTCAGCTATTTGATCATTATTCATCATTCTTTGACACCTAAGAAGCCTATTAACTGATACAGAGAGTAAGGCTATCTGAGGGTGAACAACGAATATTTTTTAACGAATTTATATTTATTTGCCATATGGATATCACTGAAAGATTTATTAATTACACAAAGTTTGATACTCAGTCAGCTGAGGATTCAGAAACCGTACCGAGTACTTCCAAACAACTTATTTTTGCTAAATACCTAAAGGAAGAGCTTGAAGCTGAAGGCCTAAAGGACGTAGAGATGGACGACAAGGGATATATTTATGCTACCTTGCCTTCCAACACTAAAAAAGAAACGCCTACTATTGGCTTTATTTCTCATTACGACACTGCACTTGATGCCAGTGGGGCTAACGTAAAAGCGCGCGTTATTCGCAACTACGACGGTGGCGACATCGAACTTTCACCGGGTATTATCTCAAGCCCAACAAAGTTTCCAGAGCTTCTTGCCCACAAGGGCGAAGATATTATTGTTACAGATGGCACAACCCTTCTGGGCGCTGACGATAAGGCTGGCATTGCAGAGATTGTGCAAGCTATGTGTTATCTTCGCGACCACGACGAAATAAAACACGGTGATATTCGTGTAGCCTTTAACCCTGATGAGGAGATTGGCTGTGGCGCTCACCACTTTAACGTCGAGAAATTCGGTTGCGACTGGGCGTATACTATGGACGGAGGCGACATCGGCGACCTTGAATATGAGAACTTTAACGCTGCAGGCGCTAAGGTTACCATTAAGGGTGTAAGCGTACATACAGGCTATGCCAAAGGTAAAATGATTAATGCCTCACGCCTTGCATGCGAGTTTAACAGCTTCATTCCTGAAACTGATATCCCCGAAACCACCGAAGGCTATCAGGGTTTCTATCATCTTACCAGCATGAATACTCACTGCGAAGAGGCTAAGTTAAGCTATATTATTCGTGATCATGACCGTAAGAAATTCGAAGAACGCAAAGATTTCATGGAGAATATTGCCCGCCAGATGAACGAAAAATATGGCGAAGGCACTGTTACCATTGAGCTAAAGGACCAATATTATAACATGAAGGAGAAAATAGACCCCAATATGTATGTTATTGATATTGTACTAAAGGCTATGCAGGAAAGCGGTGTTACACCAAAGGTTGAGCCTATTCGTGGTGGCACTGATGGCGCACAGCTCTCTTTCCGCGGGCTTCCCTGCCCCAACATATTTGCTGGTGGCGTTAACTTTCATGGCCCATACGAGTTTGTTAGCATTCAGGTGATGGAGAAAGCCGTACAGGTTATCACCCGAATTTGCGAAATAACAGGCACTTTCAACGATTAAGACAAACCAAAAGGTAAAAAGGCAGACAAGCCGTTGAGGGAGTTATTACTTTGTGTAGTTGCCCTTAGGCTGCCTACCCCTTTACCTTTTGTCTTTTTCAATAGGCAAATATTTTTTTTATTTATTTTTTAACTTTCTCACCCTTTTATTTTTAAACACCATTGGCATCGCTTCCTGAGCTTGTTAAAGATCTGGCTTTAATCTTAATTGTTGCCAGCATAGTTACTCTTATTTTCAAAAAATTACGTCAGCCTTTAGTGCTGGGTTATATTGTGGCGGGCTTTATTGTTTCGCCTCATATGCCCCTTACCATGTCGGTTCTCGACAAGGAGAACATTCACACATGGGCTGATATTGGCGTCATGTTCTTACTATTCTCGCTGGGATTAGACTTTTCTATTAAGAAGATTCTTAAAATGGGCATCTCGCCTTTCATCTCAGCCATCATCATTGTATTCTCTATGATGATGCTCGGTATGGGCGTAGGGCACGCCTTTTCGTGGAGTAAGATGGACTGTATATTCCTCGGAGGTATGATGGCCATGTCGTCAACCACCATTATTTACAAGGCGTTCGACGACATGGGATTGCGACAGCAACGTTTCGCAGGGCTTGTAATGAGTGTGCTTATCCTTGAAGACATTCTGGCTATTGTGATGATGGTGATGCTCTCGGCTATTGCATCAGGCAATAATCCTGATGGAGAGCAAATGCTTGGCTCTCTATTTAAAATTGGCTTTTTCCTTATTTTGTGGTTTGTGGTTGGACTTTTTGCCATACCAACCTTCCTACGTCACACGCGCAAACTGATGAGCAGCGAAACCATGCTCATCGTAGCCCTTGGTCTTTGCTGTGCTATGGCTTGGGTTTCATCGAGCGTAGGATTTAGTTCTGCTTTCGGAGCCTTCGTCATGGGTAGCATATTAGCCGAAACCATTGAAGCAGATAAGATTATACGTTTAGTTGAACCCGTAAAGAACTTATTTGGTGCAATCTTCTTCGTATCGGTGGGTATGCTTGTTGATCCCAACATACTTATTTCATACGCCCTACCTATTGCCATACTTGTAATTGCCATATTAGCAGGACAGGGCATCTTTGGCACACTCGGTTTTATGTTGAGCGGGCAACCCTTAAAAACGGCTATGCGCTGTGGTTTCTCCATGGCTCAGATAGGCGAATTTGCTTTTATCATTGCATCGCTGGGCTTATCGTTAGGTGTCATTAGCGAGTTCCTCTACCCTGTAGTGGTTGCAGTGAGTGTGATTACCACATTCCTCACCCCCTATATGATACGTGCCGCCGAACCTGCATATACTATACTTGAGAAGCGACTACCCAAACGTTGGATACGTCGCCTCAATCACTTAGGAGCAGAACATCATGCCAGCCCCGACGAACAAAGCTTATGGAAACGTCTACTTAGAAAGATGATGCTTAACACACTGATTTATGCCATTCTTATTTTGGCCATAACAGCGGTGATGCTAAGCTTTTTCTTGCCATTTGCTCGTCACCTACTGCCCCACTGGTGGGCTAACGGAGCATGTGGCGTGCTTACATTGGTGTTAATTGCACCTTTTATGCGTGCGCTGGTTATGAAGAATAACCATAGCGACGAGTTCCGCGCCTTGTGGATAGAAAACCGTATGAACCGCCTGCCACTTACCTTTACCGTTTTGGCACGCATCGCTATTGCGGTAGCCTTCCTCTTTTATATTTGCAACTATCTGGCACGATTTGCCAACGCTATCGTCATAACGCTGGCACTGACAGCCATTGCACTGATGATTCTTTCGCGCGGATTGAAGCAACGTTCTATACGTCTCGAGCGACTTTTTATTAAGAACTTAAATAGCCGAGAAATTCAAGCAGAGGTTACGGGCAAAAGAAAACCCCGATTTGAAGGGCATTTACTCGACCGCGATATTCACATTTCCGAGTTTACTGTGCCCGAAAACTCTTCATGGGCAGGTCAGAGTTTAGGACAAATAGAATTTAGAAACCGCTTTGGCGTACACGTGAGCAGCATATTACGCGGCTATCAACGACTAAACATTCCGGGCGGAGATTGTATTCTTTTCCCTGGCGACCAGTTACAAGTTATTGGTAACGATGAGCAGCTTACACAGTTTGGACGTACTCTTGACTTCGAAACCATTCCTGAAGATGAGCATATTGAAGAGCGCGAAATGAAGTTACAGAAGTTTGTTATCTCTTCGAATAGCAAACTAATAGGTACTGATTTACAGAACAGTGGCATACGTGACCAGTACAACTGTATGGTGGTGGGTATTGAAGAAGGACAGCAACACCTTACCATTATAAATCCTTCACACGTTTTCCAAGCTGGAGATATTGTGTGGATGGTGGGCGAAAAGGAATCGCTTGCAGCAGTAACCACTATTATTTAGCTTAATAGGGTAGCCTCTCATGGGGCTTTTGCCAACCTTTTTATACTATAAAAGTAAAAGTATGGCGGCCGTGACACAACCTGTACTACGGTCGCCATACAACGTGTACAGCGGGCCCCCCAAACCCCCCCCCCCCGCGCGCGGACCAACCCCCCACTTTCTCT